ACTACGAAGCCGGAGAGGAAGTTGTTAGTGGCGGAAAGCCAAAGGCGGCTCCTGCTACTCTTAGCGTAGCAAAGGGACTTGAGGGAGAAGATTTTACCACCCTTGACCTAAGCGTTGAGAATGTAGAGAAGGCATATGCTAAGTTCAAGGCAGAGAAGATGGAGGCATTGGCCTATGATTCTCTTAACAAGACCTTTGAAGCACGACTCGCTGATGAGTTGTCCGTAAAGAAGGCTAACGCAGAAAGAGCAGAATATGATGCTCGAACTGATGTAGCCGCATTGAAGGAGGAATTCGCTGTTCTGCGAAAGTCTCTGACAGAGAAAGATTCCGAAATAAGGAAGGCACAGGAAGTTGCTATGGCACTACCTGATGGAATTCCTACAAGTGTCGAGGCGGCGGCTGAGATGAGTTGGGATGACCTACACGCAATGGTAAGAGGTGACTGAATATGACAGGATACATTAGAACAATGAAGGATTTAGAGGCGGCAACATACGGATACGGTGGAAACACTGGTAACGCTCTACTCAAGGCGGGTGGAGTTGTAGGAGGCTTCGGCACTCCTCACGATACGGCAACCAATCCCTTTACTGCGGCAGGAGGACTGGGCGACCTATACAACGTTCTTTATGGACAGAAAGTATGGTCAATGCTTAATCAAGAAGTTAACCCCCTTGCTATGTTGGCAAAGAGGCCATACACATCTAGTGGATGGCGAGTTCTAAAGAGCCGACCTATTGGTGGCTCAGGTGCGGCATTCGCAACTGGTTCTAACGCTGTAACTGCAAACATCTCGTCTGCAAATGCGGCTACCCCTAGAGCAGACACAATCGGTGGAGTTCCTGAGAACGCAGTGATTGGCACAGACATGGTTGCACTTGCACCCGAATACACCAAACTATATGTTAGCCCGAAGACAGTGGCACATCTGTTTGAGTTCTCAGAACTCGGAATGGAACTTGCCGCTATTGATGATGGTGTTGGCGATATACGTGCTATTGTTCGTGAGGACATGGGTAAACTACACGCAGAAGTTCAGAGCAAGATGCTAGTTATGCCTCTTGAGAAGTATAACGAGAACAACACAACAGGCATTGAGAAGAACTACACATCTCTATACAAGATTGTTTCATCTGCGGCTGAATTGGCTATTATGCAAGAGGATAACGTGTTTTACAACAGCAAGAACAATGATGGAACATTCGCTCAGATTGCTGATGCGGCTAACATCTTTGGAACAGCGCGAACCGTAACTGTTGGTAACACTGGAACATCAGGGGCATTCACCTACACAGGTGTTGATTCTTTCCTAGATGCAGAAGTTGACTTCGGTGCAGGATATTTGCCAGCAGATTGTAGGGTTCTAACATTGAGCCTTCTAAACGACATGATTCGTAAGATACGCCAAAACGGTGGAAACCCGAAGGTTATCATTACTGGATACGATACTATACAGAAAATCTCTGACTTGCTACAGAGTCAAGAGAGGTTCATGGACAGGAAGGAAGTTGTTCCTACCCACAACGGCGTTAGAGGCGTGAAGGGTCAGGAAGTTGGTTTCAGAGTTGCAACATACTACGACATACCAATCATTCCGGCTAAGGACATGCCTTCAACTGGTCTACAAACAGAAAACCGTATCAGCGACATAATGATTCTAGATACAGACCATCTTTGGCTATCAGTGATGAAGCCTACTCAGTATTTCGAGGATGGTATTACTAGTGGCAACCCATTCGGTGTTGGCAAACTAGGGAATCAGGGTATGTATCGCACTATGGGCGAGACTTGCTGTTCTTTCTTCAAGGGACAGGGCAAGATTACCAACCTAAAGAGTGCGTGATTGCCCCAATAATTAGTTGAATAAACGTAAAGTAGTAGCCTCTACTCCGACATACCGGAGTAGGGGTTACTACCCAACATAGGAGGCATAGATATGGCAATGATTAAACTAGTAAGACATAGACCACAGGGCGAGTTACTAATAGGAAACGGCGAGTATTCAATAGGAGCGCACACATGGTGTGAAGTTCCTGCTAATATCGCAGTAGACTATTGTTGTGATGAAGGAATGCTTATTGATTTCACAGAAGATGATAAGAAGCACATTTCAACATTAGATGAAAGAAGGCTAAAGTATCTCAAGGCACATTTGAATGTTGCAGAAGAAGATGACGTTCTATCTGTTCTATATCCTAAGAAGAAGACAAAAGCAAAAAAGAAAGTAGAAAAGGTAGTTGAAACAGTTGTTGAAACTATTGCTCCTACGGAAGAGGTAGAAGAGAAGCCTACTCCAAAGAAGACTACTAAGAAGACTACTAAGAAAACTCCTGCTAAGAAGGAAGTGAAATGATGGTTGGGGGAGTCGCAGGTAGCCCCGTTAGAACCTCTAGTGCAGTATTGGCTAGTGGCAAGTGTAAACTAAACAGTATTCATTTCACTGCAACAGGAACAGCAACCCTGAAAATTTACGACCATGACAGCACTACTGTTGGGACGGCTGATGAAGTTGCTAGATTAATTGTTACAGCAAATTCAACTGCTGAATTTGACATGCATGGTAGAGCAATGGGAACAGGAGTAACAGCGATACTAAGTGGCACAGGGGGAGCATATTCCTGCACATGGAGTTGAGCCTATGCCTACGATTGAATCTGATACTCGATTAATAATGACTATACTGTTCGTAGGAGCAGTAAGCGGAGTAAATATCTACATGTATACCATGTTTGGTATAAACTTCCCATACACAGGTATTGCACACGCGGTGTTGTTTGGTATTTGCACTGTGGGAGCAATAATGATACTAAAAGCACTATTTGATTTATTGTTGAATGATGTAATAGAAGAATTCCTACTAAAGCGTAGAATAGACGCATATTGGAATAGAAAGGCTAGAGAGGAAGACAACCGTAAGAGAGTCAGAGAATCACTACGCCAATTCAATCAGACATTCAATACACAACCAAACTTTGGGGAGATGCAAGGGGGATTCGTGCAACAAACCGTTCCTAACGATAATGCATTAAGCCCAACTTTCTTAACCCAATTCAATGAATGAGGGCTAAAGAATGGTATCTGAAATACTAATGGGTTTTGATGAATCCACATTGGCTTATGATTTGCAAAGAGCGCACTCTGCTGATATTTGGTTTCTACGAGCAAGGTTTTGGGTGTGGGGCGGTATCGCCTGTTTGATTAGTTTTTCAATAGGACATCTTCTTCCGTTGTTTGGAATAAATGTATTTCAATGGATAATTGATGGATTATTCAATATATGGCATCACCTATGGAGTTAGGCTATGTCTGTAATGACGGGTTTCGCTATACTGATAGTGGAAGCAATGAACAAAATGTATCAGAGATTGCATTCCATACCTTTTGGGGTGTATGGTGCTAGTAAGGCAGGGAAGACTACTCTTCATCATCAGTTGAGAACTAGAGGTGAAGTTCCTAGTATAACCGATAGAACGGTTGGAAGACATAGGGCAACTAGAAAATATGTAAAACTGGATGGGGATGCTCACACTATCAAATCCGCAGATGTTGGAGGAGAAACAGTATTTTGGAATGAATGGGTAGAAGACATGCGAAATAGGCATGTGAAATATATCATATTCATGTTCGATGATAGGCACATGGATAAGCACTATGATATTGAACAACAGTTATGTTGGACATTCTTAGTGGATACAATTTGTTCTCCTTATTGGAATGTTAATGGAAAGAAGAAGAAGAAGAAAATGCACGATTATCCTATTGCCGTTTCACTTTGGGCTAACAAGTATGACTTATGGAAAGACAAATATGACTATGATGGGAAGATGGAGAAGCACCCTATTTTTGAATCATTTAGGAACGGTATGCAGAAACTAAATGATAAAGGAATACCGTGTCATAAATACATTGTAAGTGCTAAATCTGATTCAGAGATGGTGTATAGAGGCATCCTAACAATGATAAAGGACTACTAGGGTTGATTAATAGATGACCATACAGTTTCAACCCCCAAGTTTGATTGGCGCACAATCTGCAAATACTGGAATGAATCCTTTTTTGGACAGATTTTCTGCCGCTAGAGCGGCAGGTTCAGTAATGATGTATGAATATAAGAGTGTTAAACCAAAGAAACAACTGAAAGAAATAATAAAGATACTAATGCCTGAGAAGAAAACCTTCTTGAAAATCCCTTACAGGTTCAAGTATAACATCAAGGACAGATGTGTGGTATGTGGTTCTCAAAAGAAATGGGAATCAGGCGATTCAATGCGCCCACCACTACCATTGCATAAGGTTCGTAAGGGCTACCCAATGAGAGGAACTTATTGTGAGAAGCATTCCCAAATACATAGACAATATGAAATGCTTGAACAACAGATATTAGCAGATGAACATGGGCTTTCTTTCAGTGCATATATGCCTTCACCGAGAAAGTTAAACCCTCTTGCTAGTGGCCCCATAACCAGTTTGAAACAAGAAGATATTCAATCATTATCTTCTTTGGGTTGGGGCATTAATCCTCCTGTTGCTAACACAGAAACAAAAGAAGAAGAACTGTTTAGATTAATAATTGCTAATAATGGGATTAGTGAAAGAATCAAAACACTATTAACTGAGGGGGCTAAGGTCGTAACCAATGAGGAAGGGGGGATTGAGTAATGGGATTATTTGGAACTAGTAATGGCGCACTATCAACACAAATTGGAGCGCAACAGCAAACTAATTTCAAAGCAATGAACAACCTTTTGACACTTCAAGAAAACCATGTAGAAGATTTCTTTCAATATCACGGTGAAGCGTTTTTGGGTGCAATGGAGAAACTAATAGAAGATACTGTGCAACGAGCAGTTAGTCAGATGTTAGTTAAACTAGAATTTAATCAAAGTGCTAGTGGAAATTTAGTGGTATCACCTGATGCACTTACTGAGTTTACTAATATCACACAAGAAAACATTCAATTAGATTTGGCTAATCTTCTAGCAACTGCTATCAATAGTGAAGTAGTAATGCAAAGAAGGATGGCTAAACAACAATATCTTGAGGCACAGGGATTCACTTCTCCTTCACAGCCACAGCCAACTACACAGCCACAAATGGGGGCAGTTAATCCAAATGGGATGAACCCCGCTAACATACAGGGGGGTAATATGGCAGTAGGAATGAATAATACTATGATGCAACAACAAATGGCATTTAACAACCAATCCGGCTATCCCGTTCCCCCGCAGGGATATGATAGCATGAATAACCCATATTGGATAGACCCACAAACTGGTCAGCCAACATATACCCCACCACAAAGTGGCTTAGGTCTAGCATCAGGTCTAGGCAAAGCAGTTGCTTGGGCTAAGTGGCTTGCATAGGTTGGGGTTAAATGAATGACAAAAGTCAAAGTAACACCTAGTTGGTTAAAGACAGGATTCATACTAGAAGAATCTGATAAAACCAAAAGTTGGGATATCCTGTTTGAAGAACAGCCTCTCTTTCGATATTTGGCATCGTATGTTTTCAATGGGGTATCCAATACTCCAAAGATGCGAGAGACTAGAAAGGTGATGAGGAAATTAATCACATTAGATGATGATGAAATAAATGAAGGTTCTGAGAAGGATTATGATGTATACTTAGATAAGTTCTTTTCTAAATTAGAAAAAGCCCCACTATCTGAATTAGTGGAACAACTTGCCTTGATTGGTTATGTTACTAGTGATGGTAAAAATAGAGCATTTTCTTCAACTCTATTGCAAAATATGGAAATTAGAAACACTAAACTAATTGATTTGAATAATGATTTGAAAGTTAATCAACTGTTAGGGCATAGGTATGGTAAGGGTTTAGATGAAACCGATGTTGATGATACGATAAAGGATAAGAAAAGGGCTGAAAAAAGGAGAGAGGAAAAATACGATAAAAGAAGTAGTAGGATTCTAGGGGCATTTGATAGAGGCGAACCTGTATTGTATGCATCAACTCTTTCTAAACATATGACAGTTAGTGGTAAGACCATATCAATTGACACTGAAGCATATTTCACTGAATTATTCCGTATTGAAGGATATGGTAAAATTGGCACAGATAGTTTTCAGTTTAATGCATCGAGTTCAACCACAATGGCTACTGATAAAGAAGATATGCAAGCAGAAGCAGATGAATGGGCTGAGAAGAAGTTTCCTAATACGTGGAGTAATTTTTCTGCCAAAGAAAGGGTTGAAGGATATAAGGGTTGGAAAAAAGATAAGAAAGAAGAATCACAAGCAGAACTTTCGGGATTCTATGAAGATAGTGAAGATGATGACGAGGGCATAACCGTTGATGAAGAGAAAATGCTAACTAAAGCACAGACTTCTAATGCCTTAATTACTTTGAAAATAAATAAAAACCATACATATGTGTTAGATGCTTTTGAGGGTAAACAATACTTCGATAATGAAGATATTATTGACAATAGAGATGAATTGTGGGACGCAATAGATGACATAAAACTCCTAACTAAGAAAGAGATTATGGATATTGTTAAATCGCAAAGAAAGTCATATTTGAAAGATTACATATTAGATGTTCTAACACCCAATGAGCATAAAATACAGATTGGACAAGTAACTATTACACTTAATCTAAAAGAGTGGGGAGATGACGATGAGTTCTTTGACTGGTTAGACAAGGGGGCAGGAAGAGGTGAGGATAAAAAGGACTCAACTACAACTAGAAAGATTGTTGAACGTCTAAAGAAATTACATGGTCTGTTAGAATTGTTAAAGAAGAAATGGGGGTCTTATGTTTATTCCGAAAAAGAAAGCCCATATGATAAGTTCATGCAGACATTGTTACCTATGTCGAAAAAAGAACTGATTGATTTTTTCTCACTACTCATAGTTAGTGTGAAAGAGGACAAAAACAATCTAGATAATCCCGAAGCAACTGAAAGTAAGTGGGTGGAACTATACAATACGCTTGATGACCAATTATATGAGTTATTTACTTACGGTAAAATAAATCCTGACGGGTCTAAACCTGAGAGAGCAACTCCTAGAGTAACCTCAGTAGAAGGAAAAAAGAAACCGATTGGAATAGAGGAAACTGTTTACGATGAGGATGGTCAACCTTCAAAAGATGAACAAGGTAACATAATTACAGAAATCAAAAACTATTATCCTGCCTTTGGAAACCATGATGAATTAGTATCTATTTTGGAAGCCATACTTAAGAATGTTAAATCAGCAGACTATCGTGAGAGAATTAAATTCATATCGTTTCTAGAACATATTGATAATAAAAATAAATTGACGGAAGTAGTAAATGAAGAAGTTGTTGGGTCTAAGAATTGGATAGGAGATGAAAATAGTCCGCAATATAGGATTGAAGACTCCACTGTTGATATTCTAACATTTTCAGTGGAACAGGTCAATAGACAACTAGTAGATACTAAAATAGGTAGGCGACATTTTAAGGGATTCAAACGTGGTAGGTTTAGTGAGAAGGGTGCGGGCGCATCTAAAAAACAAAAGAAAAAGCGCAAAGAAGTGGCTACAGATGAAGGAGATGCCGAAGAGTTAACTCTAGTATATCATGAGTATGTAGGATTAAAGCAATTAATAGCAACGGAAGGATGATAGTATGGCAAAAGTAAGTTCCCCTAGTGATTTCACTAATATCAATGCCAATTATGCTCTCGGTAATGGATACTATACCACCCATACAGATGTTAGTAATTTACTACAAATAGGGGCGTTTAGTGGTAGCACTACACCAACAATAGCAGAAGTTGGTAAGATAATCAAAAGAGTAGAAGAGAAAATAGATGATGCAGTTAAACAATCATACCGACCAATAATACACCATCAAGGATTTTACTCGTTTGATGGTTGGAATAAAGGAGCATACCCTGTTCAACAATGGAAGGATTATATTGGTTTCATACAACTATCACAGCCTAAGATACAGAAAATAGTTAGATTAGAAATTTGGCAAGGAAATAAATGGA